ACTCGGAAATACCCTCCACCAGTCAGAACCAGCCCGAACCAGCCCGAACCAGCGATGCTTCAGTGGTATTTGGTCGGATCGAGCCAAGGCTCGTCACGCCCGTTCCTGCCGGCAAAAGTTTCGGCCCTGCCCTAACTGCTTGGGCAAAGCGCGTTCTCAATATTGAGCTGATGGAGTGGCAGAAGCGCATTGTGAACGATGCTCTCACTCTGGACGCTGACGGTGACTTTGTCTTTCGTGAAGCGTGTGTGTCCACAGCGCGCCAGTGTGGGAAGAGCTTGGTCATGAGGGCCTGTGCAGGGTTTTTCGCGACCGAGTATGCAGCTCACCGAAAAGAGCCTCAGACGATCGTCATCGTTGCCAATCAGAAGCGTCGAAGCATGGCCCTGTTTCGTGATGTCGTCCGCGACCTTGAAGAAAAGTTTGAGTGCAAAGTACGTTGGCAAAACGGCGACGAGCGCATCAACTTTCCAGACGGAAGCAGTATCTCAGTCGTCGCTGCATCAGCTCACGCTCACGGCATGACTGCCTCAGTTTTGCTGTGCGACGAGCTCTGGGATCTGTCACCCGAGGTTGTATTTACTGCGCTCAGGCCGAGTCAAGTCGCCGTCAAGAATCCGATGATGATGATGTTTTCGACCGCCGGCGACCAAGGCTCAACAGTGCTCCTACAACTTCGCGAACAAGGCATGGCAGCGATTGACTCGGGCAAAGCGACCTCGCTGTATTTTGCTGAATGGTCTCTTCCGCCAGATGTCTCCATTGAAGATCGGTCGTATTGGGGATGGGCTAATCCTGCGCTCGGTACAACGATCACGATGAAAGCGTTAGAGCTGGCCTACGACTCACCGAACCGTCAAGCGTTCATCAGAGGCCATCTGAATTTATGGCTAGACACGACCTCGGCATGGTTGCCCTTGTCGCTCTGGTCAGATCGCGTCACCGACCAACCTATGCCGGCGTACCAGTGGCTCACCATTGACTCGAGCATTGATGAGTCTCGGTACATCGGAATCGGTTCAGCGTTTGATGGCGACCGCGTCATCGTGACGACAGCGTTCGTCGTGGAATCAGCTCAGCAGATGTGGGAACAAGTTGTTCGCATCATGAGCGACCCACAAGTCAAACTCGCTTGCACCCCATCATTAGAAATACATTGCCCTCCTGACCTTCGCCGGCGTATGACCATCGTTGGTTATGCGGAGCTCTTGAAGTGGACGTCATCAGCGAAAGCGATGATCGTTGAGGATCGTGTACGCCACACTGGAGACCTTGCTCTTGCCGAACATATGGCTCGAAGCGTCGCCGTTAAAACTGGCGGTACGGTCGTGCTTAGTTCGCAGAAGTCGCCCGGCCCGATTGAGTTGGCGCGCTGTGCAGTGTGGGGAATGATGCTCGCATCAAAACCGACAGCTCGAGCGAAACCTGCGATGGCTTTCGGTTGACCTTAGTGGACAGACGCTGGAGAGTTTGCGAGACTCCGAAGCGATGGCACTCTTCAGCAGATCGAAGCAAAACGCGACCCCAGCGTTTGCTCACGAGCCTCTTAACGCTGCAGCTGGAAGTGCTGCACAAGGCGGACTAGGTCAGTTTTGGAGTTACCACGTCGGGGCTGCCTCCGAACTGGCCTTGTCCGTTCCTACAGTTTCTCGAGCGACACAGATGATCATCTCGCTCGTCGGTTCACTACCGCTTCGCCATTACACGACACAATGGTCTGGAGAGAGGTACGAGAAAATTTTCCTCGAAACCGAATCTTGGATGGACACTCCAGATCCAACCTTGACGCGTAACTTCATCATGAGTAACACCTGCATGGATCTCATGATGCGCGGACGCGCGTTCTGGTATGTCACCTCACGCTCATCTGCCACAGGCCGTCCGCTGTCGTTCCAGTGGATGCCCGGCGAAATGGTTTTGACAGTTGATCAACCGGGCCCGCAGTACTTCGGAAAATCCAACGACATCACATTTAACGGAATCCAGATCCCGACACAAGATGTCATCCAGTTCCTCGCACCAGTTCAAGGATTCCTCTGGACAGGTCGCCGAGTTCTAGAGACCGCAATCAAACTTGATCGCTCAGCTGAACGCTTCGCATCAAACGAGATCGTCGCTGGATACTTACAACAGACCGACTCGTCTGAACCATTGGACGCCGAGTCACTCGGTGAGCTCGCTGCAGCATGGTCTAAAGCTCGCCAAGTAAACGCTGTGGGGGCCTTGAATTCGGCTGTAAAATATGAGCAATTTCAAACCGACGCCTCAAAAATGCAGCTTGTAGAAGCTCGCAACTTCAGCGCACTCGAACTCTCACGCGCAATCGGAGTCCCTGCCAACCTTCTCGGAATTTCCATCTCTGGTTACAATTACGTCAATGCACTTCAGGCCAAGCAGGATCTTTATCTCCTAGGCGCAAAACTCTACATGGACTGCATTCAAGAGACGCTCTCAGGCCCTGACATTTTGCCTCGGAATCGTTTCGTTGAGTTTGACACCGAAGATCTCATTGCAGATGTAGAGATGAATCACACTGAGATCAGTGTTGAAGAACCAGCATCATCAAGAACACAGGAAGTGTCATGATTCGACTCACAGCTCAACAAGTAACACTGGACGCATCAGCAGACGGTGAACCAACACGTCAGATCACAGGGCTCGCCGTTCCTTGGAATGTCAAAGCGACTCTTTCTGGTGGCGAGAGTGTGATCTTCCTTGAAGGCTCACTTCCCGAAGATGGCCCAATGCCAAAGCTCTTGGAATATCACGACGAAACACGCGTCATCGGTCGCGTCACCGAAAGAGTGTCCACCAGCGAAGGAATGATGTTCGTGGCAAAACTCAGTGCGACAAGAGCTGCAGATGACGCCCTCGCACTGCTCGCCGATGGAGCTCTTGATTCGGTGTCCGTAGGCGCAGTGCCACTTAAGTTTAAGCGTCTTGCAGACGGCACTTTAGAGGTCTCTGAGGCGAGATTCTTGGAACTGTCGGTCGTCACTCAGCCGGCCTACGAATCAGCGCAGGTCTATTCAGTCGCTGCCTCTTCACCCGAAGAGGAAGCACCCGACGAAGAAGAAGTAATACCCAACCCAACCCCAACATCCGAGGAGGATGAAATGTCAGAAGCAATCGAAGCATCAGCAGTTCCCACTGCTCCAATTTTTGCAACAGCAAAAGCACCTTTCAAGTTGCCGAGCCCGTCCGAATACATCGCAGCGATGCACGCTGGCGGTGCAGACTTCGCACAGCTCAACGCAAACATCAAAGCGGCAGCTCCCAATGTCACCACCACCGACACACCCGGCATCCTTCCAGAGATCATCACGGGCAGCACCTACGATTCGCTGAATCCGATCCGACCTTTCGTTAGTGCCATCGGAACTCGCGCCATGCCACAAGCAGGAGCCACTTTCCGCCGAGCAAAAATTACGACAAGGCCGACCGCAACTCAGCAGTCATCCGAGCTTGCAACGCTTGATCCATCAACTGTCGTCGTGTCAAACACGGACATCTCGAAACTGACTTTCGGAACGTATGTGGTCGTGTCCGAACAAGATGTGGACTTCACCGATCCTGCGTCAATTGACATCATTCTCAATCAGTTAGCGATCGCCTACGGTCAGGCCACCGACAACTACGCAGTCGATCAACTGGTTGCTCAAACTTCACAGACCGAAACTCTCACCAGTTTCAGTGGTGCAGACATCGTTGAAGCGATCTACGGAGCCGCTTACCAGATCAGCAACTCAAGCAACTACCTACCGACTCACTATGTGGTCGCACCCGTAACTTGGGCGAAGCTCGGTATGGCTGTCGACAACGATAACCGTCCAGTGTTCCCATTCGTTGGAGCTCCTAACTTGATGGGCATCAACGCACCCGGCTCACAGTCCGCGACCTCATGGAACGGCAACCCTCTCGGCTTGTCGCTTGTCGTTGACAAGAACATGGCAGGCGGAACCAGCACCGGCACCTTGTCCGGAGTTGTTGGACACGCAGCAGGCCCAGCAGCAGGCTTCGAGTTCTATGAGAGCAATCGTGGAGCCGTCCAAGTGCAGAAACCATCAATCCTCGGTGTTGAAATCGCGTGGCGTGGTTTTGCAGCGGTCTACATGGCTGACGCAACCAAGTTCGTCAAAATCGTTAACGCCTAAACCGAATGACGAAGAGAGAGATCTGAACGATGCCGACATACACAGTGACGCACCACCAGCGTCTAGACAATGTCGCCGTCGTTCAGACTCTCGAGTCAACCGACATCGCAATCGGTCAACAGATCACACTCTCAGGACTCGGACACGGTCTCAACGGCACACATACAGTGTTCGCAGTGCCGACCTACTTGTTCATCGGTGTGGACGACGAAGGTGACTATCTCTACAACTATGACGTCATCATTCCGAACCAGCTTGTCTTTCAAGACGCAGGAGACGACCTAGATCGTTCAGCTGCAGATCCAGTCGGCTCGCTCGTCTGGACTCAGACCTGTAGCTGGATAACAGTAAGCGATCTCACCGAATTTCTCGGAATAAGCGGAGCGACCGCCAATGACACCGCTTTCATGACCTCATCAGTTAACGCTTCAAACGCATGGTCATTTAAGCGCAGAGTGCAGGCCGGCTACCACGACAGTCTCACGACCGTCCCCGATGCTGCAGTCAAAGCAGGCGTCGTACTCATGGCGGCCTCGTTGTACCGTGAAAGAGGGAGCATCGACTCGTTCGCCAGTTTCCAAGACATGAGCATCAGCGCACCAGTCGCCTCAATGGGTCGCATCAACCAGCTTCTCGGTATCAAGAGATCGCAGGTCGCATGAAATGGCAGGCATCTTCACAGACGCGATTGACGCTGTCTCGGCGACGATCACAGCTCTCGGCCTTAAGCCGGTCACTGATCCTCGGAACGCTCGACCTCTTACTGTATTCATTGAGCTTCCTACTTTCACTTCGTTCAATAACCAAACAGCGGACGTCACAATTGATCTCCGAGTGCTGGGTTCGCCACCCGGTAACCAAGACACTACGGACTACATTCTCGGAGTCGTTGATCAACTCATGAACTCTTCTCTCGCAGTTGTCTCTGGACGACCCACAGTCGCTCAGATCGGATCGCAAGATCTACCTGCTTACGACCTCACAATTAGAATCGGCTCCAGCCGCAGATAAAAGGACAAACCATGCCCACTACCTACCTTTCAAATCCAACAGTAAACGTGACAAGCCCGTCGGCAATCGCGCTCACTTCAAACTGCAGTGCAGCGGTGCTCACTTTGACTGCGGAGGCTTTGGAAAACACGAGCTTCGGTCAGACATCACGCACCTTCACGGCAGGCCTCTTTAGCAATGAATTGACTTTGACCTTGTTTCAGGGTTACGGAACGACCGAAGTTGAAACATACTTGAACAGTTTGTTCGGTGTCGCTTCAACAATCGTTGTTAGCCCTTCTGGAACAACCGAGTCCGCTTCGAATCCTGAGTACACTCTCACTGGTTGCTACCTAGAAACCGTCACGCCGATCAACGCGACCGTCGGTGAGCTCTCAGTAGTCGAAGCAGTGTTCAAGGGCGGAACCTACGGACGAGACATTACAACCCCGTAATTCAGTAATCCGATCCCGACTAGGAGAACAATGAAATTAACACTTAGCGTCAAGCTCACCGATGGTGAGGCCTACCAAGTAGTGACGAACCTTTTCGTCATTATTTCGTGGGAACGCAAATTCAAACGACGAGCATCAGATCTGAGCAATGGGATCGGCATGGAAGATCTAGCGTTCATGGCCTACGAGGCCAGTAAGCAGCAGGGTCATCCAGTGCCGATCTCATTCGATGAGTTCGTCAAGAAATTAGAAGATCTAGAAGTCGTGGAGACTGAATCCGCAGTCCCTACGCAGGAGGCCACCGGCGACAACTAGCAGCTCTGCTAGTTGAGACTGGATTCTGGCCTCCCCACATAACATTCGAGACAGACGATCTGGCGACTTGCGTTCAGATCATCAACGAGCAGAGACGAAAACAATAATGGCAGCATCAGTCGGAATTGAGTATGACGGACTGAAGCAGGCTCTTCGTGAAATTCAGAAAGTTGATCCTGCGCTTCGTCGCCAGATCACCAAAGACATCAAGAACGCTATGAACCCTCTTTTCATGGCAATCAAGGACTCAATCCCATCGTCGCCACCTTTGACAGGACAAGCGCACAACGGACGCACAGCATGGAAAGCCGAGTCAAAGAACGTCACGATGAAAGTTGACACTCGAAAAGCTCGATCACGCAACCTTGCACAAGGCGCACAATTTGAGTCAATTGCCACAGTAAAGATCACCGCCAAAGGTGCTGCTCTTTCTATGGCAGACATGGCAGGACGAGGCCCGAATCAGACACGCAACCGAAACCCAAATAGAGCCCGTCCGGGCTTCGCTGGATACTTGACAGCATCTCTCGGTCGTGGGCCGTCACGTTTCGTCTGGGCGCGTTCTGACGACTACTTAGATGAGATCACACGCAATGTTGACCAGATCGTCATTGAAGTCATGGACAAAACCAACAAGAGACTGGTAAAACGCTGATGGCAATCAACCTCCCGATCATCTCCGAATGGAATCCAGCCGGCATCAACAAGGCGATCAACGACTTTAAGAAGCTTGAGACCAACGGACAGAAAGCATCGTTTGCAATTAAGAAAGCAGCAGTCCCTGCTGGACTCGCGATAGCAGCTCTCGGTGCTGTCGCTTTTGATGCTGTCAAAGCGTTCGCCGAAGATGAAGCCGCAGCTGAAAAACTTGGTTTAACACAGCAGAACGTCACTTCCGCTACCGATGCCCAGATCGCATC